TGCTTTAGGACTCCTACTTCTCGCAGAACCCCCTCCTTATCCACTCTTACCATTTCCAGTTCAGACGATAGCCTAGATTCCACCTCTTTTGCTTCGGAGGGAATATCTAGGATCTCTTGTTTCATCTTCTTGATTGTCTCGGCCATCTTGATTCTAAGAAGCAAAACTTCATGCCTAAAACTTTCTGTGGTCTTTTGAAACTCATTTTGAGCATTTAGGTACGAATCGACTGACTTGTCGGATTTAGTGTTGAGCTGCTCATGCATCTTGAAGATCTTTTCTAGAGCTTCTCTGAATTGCTCTCGATAGAGTGCGTCGCGCTCGTTTAGCTTTCGGAAATCGCTGCAAAAGCTTGCAAAGGCTCCCTTGAACTCAGTCATCTCTTCGCGGATCTGCTGATAGAGCAAATCTTTTTTCCCCATCATGCTTTTGAGATGCTCGATTTCTGCACCAAAAGAATTACGAATGGTATCCAGGCGCTCATTGACTTTGTTGATAGAAAGATTCGTCGCTAACGAAACATCATGATAGTTCTTAATTTCCTGCTGTGTCTTTAGCTCAAATTCCCTGATCAAATCTTTTGGAATGCGGCTCAATAGATCACCTCTATATACACGCTCCCACTTACAGGAGCTGTGATCTGCTTAACGTAAAACTGCCAGCCAATAGGCCCAACATACTGATCGTCGAGGCGAGCATTCATGTTAGCTTGTAGATCGAAGAGCTTAAAGCTACCCGCTGCGACAAAGAGCTGATCTTCCGTGTTGTCTACGGTGAATAGCATGTCTCCCGCTGTGTTGTTCGTAATACAGATGACTCTCGCTTTAACAGTAAGGACACCACCTACTACTGCATACGCTGCCGAAATTCCGGCAAACCCCAGTGATCTCAGGGTGTCAATTTGAACTAGTGATTTGCCGGACATTTTTTTTCCTATTCTGGTAGTGGTTCTAATTCTTCTTTCAATTGAGCATCGGATGCGGCTTGCTCTTCTTTCTGGGCTGCGATCATTCTCTCGACAATCGTTCCCTTAAAGTGCATGAGCGCGTCGTGTAAACCGCCCAGAGGAGAATCACTATCACAAATGAGTTGATAATTTTTCCCACCGTTTTCAATTTCAAGACATACTTTTTGTTTCATGGTTCCTCAAATGGTTTTGTGTCGCCAAAAAATTACTCTATGTGGATAACCTACGTCAACCACATATTTTATCACTTATGTCTGGCGCACAATGAAGTAATCGAAGATGGATACATCAGTTGCTACTGCCACACCTACAGCGCTAAATGAGGCAATCGTAAAAGAAACTCCATTGCTGATCGTAGTAATTGGGAATCCCAATGCTGGAGATGCTGCTAGACCGGATCGAGTCAAAAAGATTCTATCACCTGTAGCAATGTTAGTATTCGCCACTGTTACGGTTCCGCCGACTAGGGTTGCTTGGCCTATGAAGTCAGTAGCGGCGCCGCCATTCATCGACATTTGCGTTGCTACCGCTGTTAAGTTAAGCCCACCACCTACATTCACTCCACCTGTTCCAGGCGTTAGGGTAATTCCTGCGGCTCCTGTCGATGCTGTTAAAACAATGGCAGCTGCATCATTTTCTGTAGATGTGATGTTAACTGATCCGCCGGTGTTGATGATATCGATGTCTAACCCTGCGCTTGCGCCTGGAGCAAGAATGTCGATGCCACCGTTTAGTGAATTGATTGTCACTGCATTATTAATAGCTTCTGAAGCACTGACGTTTACGGATCCACCAGTATTAACAATGTCGATATCTAGCCCTGCGCTTGCGCCTGGCGCTGTTATGTCGATACCACCCGCTGTCGATGTAATGACGACTGAATCCGCAATAGCTTCAGAAGCCGAAACCACGATTGAAGCGCCTGTGTTAGTGATGTTGATATCTTCACCTGCTGTACCTACAGCATCGATATCGATACCACCCGCTGAAGCTACAATTCTAATTGCATCAACGGCATTCTGAGAAGAAGCAATATTGACTTGCAATGCTCCATCAACATCAATTCCTCCTGCTGCTGAGGAGATCTTGATCGCATCGGCGACTGCTTCTTCGCCGTTTAGAACAAGGCTCCCCGCTGTGGAGATCAGAGAAAGATCCGCTGCACCTGTTACGGTAAAGTTCGATGCTGTCGCTGCATCTAGGCTTATTCCTGCCGCTGTGTCTACTGTTACGGCTCCGGCTGATGCAGATCCTACAGCGATGACATGAGCTGCTGCGCCAGTAGCTAAGTTCAACGCTCCTGCTCTATTTCCTGTTAGAACATTGAGGGTTTGAGTGCCAGCGGAACCGTTGCCAGAGAGAATGCTTACAGTTGAGTTAGCTGCTGATGCACCACCCGCTAGTGTAAGCGTCTGAGCTGAGGAGTTTGCGCCGTTACCGATTGTAATAGCATTTCCAGAAACTCCGTTACCAATTCCAATGGTCTTTGCACCGCTGCCGTTAGAGATGGCAATCGTCTGGATCGCTGAGGATTGACCTAAAGTAATAGTCCCTGTCTGCGCTGATGCTCCGCCGATGCTGATTGTACCACCTGTCATCGCATCGCCGATATTTACAGCTCCAGCCGTTTGTACTGAAGCAATAGAGACGGTTGTCGCACCTGCACCGTTGGCGATAGCTACCGCATTAGTGCCTGATGAGGATCCGAGGGTAATAGTTCCTGTCTGAGCTGTTCCGCCTAGAGTGATGGTTCCTGTGGTCATGCCAGTTCCAGCATTGATCGCCCCGGCTGTCTGCACTACTGCCAGGCTAAGAGTGGTAGCTCCTGAGCCGTTAGCAATTCTTAAAGCATTCGTTCCAGAAGATGATCCAAGAGTCATGTTTCCGGTCTGTGCTGTGCCACCGAGAGTATATGTGCCTGTAGTAGTAGCTGCACCGATTGTGTACGTTGTTGTTGCTGCACCATCAAGAGTAAAGTTTCCAGTTCCTGCTGCAAGATCGAGAGAAGCTGCTCCAGTGGCTGATCCCAAGGTCACTATATGAGCGTGTGCAGAATCAGCGATTTTTACTGTTCTAGCACCGCCTGTTGCAATCGTTACAGCATCTGTGGTGGCATCTGTGGCGATAGTTATTGCTGTGCCGCCTGTGGCCCATGATCCACCCGCGGTTCCTGTCAAAGTAGTGAAAGCTAGAGTAGTGAAAGCCCCTGAAGCTGGAGTAGTGCCGCCAGTCGCAGGTGGTGCAGCAAATACAGAAGCGAGATTGCTAGGAGTGACAAAAAGAGCGATCGTACCAGTTGATGGCGTACCTGCCACCGCTTCCGCATTTGTAGCGAGCTGTCCAATTCCTGCTGTTGTTTCTGTAGAAACCGGCGCGCCAGCAATGGCTAGGTTATCGGCATAAACTTTTGTTGCTACAGGATCGCTATTATCGGTTAGCTTTACGATACCAGCTATCGCCGTTGTAGCTGCTGGAACAAGGCTACCGACCGCACTAGCTAAAGTTACTGGTGAGATAGCGAGTTGAGTGCTACCTGAAGATCCTAATGCCGCTTCTGAGGTGTTGGCGAAACGAGTTGAACCTGTGAGTGATTGATTTCCTTGGCGTCCATCGTATGATGTGCTTCGTGCGAATTTCGGCATGTTGTACCTGTAAGTTGAGTTTTCCCTTATCCTACTGCACAGGATCTTTTGTAAATAAAAGATTATGGGTTTCTAGCAACATCTGTGGTAAAGTTAGCTTATGCACAAACTTCACCGCGTTAGCTTCTACCTTACTGATCAAGAATGGACTGACCTAAAGATCATGTGCGTCCTAACACACTGCACTATGAGCCATCTAATAAGAAATGCCGTAAAAGAAAAGATTTATGATATAAAGAAAGATAATTCTAATCTTACTTCTAATTAAAATATAATCTGTAGCTTACAACAAACCTTCCTATTGGATATAGTTATGTAAAATAAAGGAGGCATTATGGGATGGTTAGGTTTGGCTGCTTTAATTCCTGCATTTCGAGGGGAAACAGGAACGGCTTTAGCAATATTGGCAGCGGATTTTCTACTGGATTCTCAAGAAAGAAAAGATAGGCAAGAACATAACCAAATTGCACAGCATAACTACAAAAACTCCCTTCATGAAGATGAGTATCAAATAATGTTTACCTGGGCTTTCGGTCGCCAATTTTGGAGTGAAGAAGCAAAGGGTCTTGAGCATGATGTTGACCTTTTTATTGCTCGCGGAGTTGAGTGGTTCAATGCTAGATTTGGACATGCTTGCTATATAATGCAAAGCCTTACACCTTCTGCCCAGTTAAAGCAAATAGCTAATTTATGGGTAAGATGGGGAAAGCCATTGGGTACTTCTTAAGCAACACGCTGATAGGGATAACGATCTCGGATAATGTTGTAGAACGAAGCGCCGAGACTTGGCTTTTTTCCTTCCCACCATCGCCCAAAACGGTTTTGCCCATTTGTCTTTGCAGGTATCGCGCCCTGTTGAAAGAGCTTGAAAGCTAGTGGTGGCACATCTTCGTACTCATAAACCCCTCCCCCCTGAAATCTTACAAAGAGCTTTGAGTTTCTGGGATTGTAAGAGAAACCATAGACGTTTGAGGATTGCAAACCAGCTTTAGCTATGCCATCCTCAGACTCTCCAGCAGGACTAGTTATCCTCTGCGCAAGTCTGTCCTCTACATTCTCCCTGCGTACTGGTTCGTTTGAAAGAGCATTTAAGCCAGCGTTAGGTACGCTCTGAAGATAACTTTGAAAGGCTTGTCTATTCTCACCAGCTAAAGCCCAAAGCTGTTCGGCTCCCGCAGGGATAGGCTCGCCCCGCAGCTCTGTTATGCGATTGCGCGCATGTTCCATAGCTAAAGTTAGTGCTTGTCTAACTTCGCCAGAAATAGGCCGTCCAGAAGCCACGATCTGCTGGACAATTTGCCTCAGAGCTTGTTTGATCCTTTCGATCTCATCCATTACATCTTCATAAGTTTGGCTAGTTCACCCAGTATAACATCATCGCCTACTTCTACTTTTTCCGTTGCCTGATCGAAAGAAAAAAGCTGCTTGACCAGAGATACGAAATCTTGCCCGACTTGCTGCTCGATAGCAGCCACATCATTCTGGAACTTCTTATTAGTCTTAGCAGCTAGTGCTGCCTCTTCTGGCAAAGCACCATTTTTTATCTGCTGATCTAGGAATGCGCCGAGTTGAGGATGCTGAGCAATGAATGATTGAACCGGGTTGGCTGCTCCAGTAGGCGCTTGTGGTGCTTGAGGAGCGGATGGTTGCTGTGCTGGTGAGCCAGGAACCATGCCTTCTGCTTGCTTAATGATCTGCTCTCTAAGATTCGGTTGCTTGGGCTGTTCCGCTTGCTGTGCTTGTGCTTCGGGAGAGGGCTGTTGCTTTTGTTTAGCGGATTCACTGCCCCCGATAACAGCGGGAATAGCTGCACCAACTGCTCGGGCTGCTAATCCTCCACCTAGTCCGGCTGCCGCGAGGGTAGCTCCGGTTTGTATTGCTTTTCCGGGAGCTTCTTCTTGTCTTCTTTGTGATTTAGCAGCTTTTTCATCTGGTCGCAAAGAAGTTCTGTTGTCAGGAGATTCTTGCCCAGAAAATTTATCTCTTAAAAAGCTGAATATTTTATCGGCTCCCCATCCAGCAGCAGTCGCTCCAGAGATAAATGATTTCATTTTAGGATTTAGTTTGGAAAACTGTTCAAGGGCTGCCGTTACAGGCAAAGCTTTTCCACCCAATGAAAGAATATTTTGAAATGCGCTTCCAAGAAAATTACTCATTGACAATCTCCCCTATATTTAATCCTGTTGCTGCAAAGAAAAAAATATCACTTAAATTAGGATATAATCTACTAAAATTAGGACGCTGATCTATCTCTCTTTGCTGTCTCTTATCTAAACTTATTTTAGGACTATTTTCTATTCCTGTTCTTATTTCTTCTGCGTCGTAACCTAGTCCGTTAAATGCAGCAAGGAATGCGTTAATGCTATCCTTCTTTCCTAGATTGTCGGAGATAAATTCTACAATTTCATCTGTGGAACGAATTTTACTTCCTTTTGTCTTCAAACGAGGGCCTTTTAAACCAAAGGATGGTTTGGCCTTGGTATCCTTAATAAATGATCCTATTTTAGGATTGTCAGATGGAGGAAAAGCGACAAGGCTGGCCACTCCATTGGTTAATCCTTGACCCTCTTTACTCATTAAATCATTTTTGAATAGCTCCAATTCTCCTACATCTTTAAAGGTTTTCCTGATCGAGTTAAGTTGAGCTTGTGCGGTCTTTCCTGATTTTAGATTAAAGAGAGAAGGCCCTGTCATTTCTTTTAAAGTAGTTCTTGCTTTTGCAAGATCCACTAATTTTATAGCCGCTTTATCGCCGGCAGATTCAGGGGAAATCTTTCCCGTTTTTGCTTCATTTTGGGCTTGTCTTAGAAACTTCTGCTGCACTTCTCCCGGAATATCTATAAAAGATTCTTTGCCTTCACTTTTTTCAATCCCAGTCGTTAATGAATCTCTAAATGCCTTTTCGGTGTCGGATAAAACCACCTTCTCTCGAGCAATTCTTTTTTCTGCTTCTGCCGCCGCTACTACAGGATCTCTAAAACGGATTGGGTTTTCTATCATCAGTCGTGCGGTTAACTCACTAACTGCCGGAGTAGCTCCAGAAAGGAAATCATCTTCAACTTTGATAGATTCGCCACGAGGCCCTAATGCATCAGATTGTTGAGAAGGGCGACCTGCTGGCGGAACTGGTATGCCGCCTTCTCTTTTAACCTCATCTGAAGCACCTTGAATCTGACTCAAGCGATAGCGCTCTTTGAGGTATTCATTAGCTTCAGCGCGTTGATCAGCGGGCAGCCTTTGCAAGACTTGACCCATGATATTTAATTGATCCTCCGGGCTTTTGGCTTGTCGGGATTGCTTGAGGATATCGTCCATCGCTCGGCCTTCTCTGTATTCTTTTCCCGCTTGTAAACCACCCTCAATTACTGCAAAAGGATTGAATGCACTCATTATCTACCCCCTCCAGCGCTATCAAAGCCCTGTCTTTGCATTTCTATTCCCTGACGCTTTATGTCTCTGTCAGCTTCTCTTTCTTTTCCTAATTGATCCTCTCGATAGTTTTTCCCTATCTCGCTGAATGCATTACCGATTCCGCCACCTTGGGAAAACTGATCTGCAAAAGTGGGGGAATAAGGCGCTCCGCTTTGTCCGAGAATCTGGCCTATGGCATTGCTCTGACGATCTCTAGCCGCGTTTTGGTAGTTTACATAACCTTTGTTTAAGAGCTGATCTAGATCCACACCAGCTCGTGCCAGACTATCTTCGATACCAGTGCTATCGCTTCGAACATCTCCATACTGACCGCCTGTATATTGCCCTTGGATAGTCGGTGCTGTTACATTGCGAAACTGTGCTAAAGCTGGCTCACGGAAACTCTTATTGTAATCAGCTTCACTTGCACTGAATAGATTTGCATAGGGGCCATTACCGCTTAGAGATCCTAATAGCTGGTCGATAAGTTCTCGCTGAGTCTTTTGGAGCTTAGATTCATTTTTAGCCGATTGCCCACCAAAAAAACCGCCTCCAAGCGCTCCAATTCCTGCACCAACGGCAGTACCCCAAGGCCCAAAAGCAGAACCTGCACCTGCTCCACCAATAGCACCCGATGATGCCCCTTTCCAATCAAATGCCATAATTTTTCCTCACGATAGCGTTGTCCATATTACAGCAGAGGGACTCGTCCTATTGGTAAGCATCTCTACCTTGTTCGTTGAGCTATTGATATTGAGATCCCCATTGCTCAAAAAGGAATCGGTCGTTAGGCCGTCTGTGTCTCTTTCGTATACATTAGGCTTTTGATTCACGGCTACCGCTAACTGCTTGTACATCTCTTCCATCAAGATTAACAGCCTTTCTGGAGTCAAATCCTCTCGACTTCCTACATTGAAATATTCGGGAATCTTAGCCATGTTCTACCTAGTTGCTTGTTAATCCGCCTGGACTACAGTGTATTCTAATCGACGTGATAAGTATCTGATCTTTCCATAAATCATTTCTGAAAACGAAGGTGAGGAAGTTAGATTCTTGATCAACCGTGAAGTTTATCCATTCCCTTTGTTTCGTCGTCGTTGAGCCGGGTTGTAGCAATACTGTTTTGAATGGAGATTCTTCTTCGTCCTCATAGACATCTACATAGACCCCTGCATTGTGCGTGTTTAGCAAAACCTCTACATGAGAAACATAACATCGCCTCCCTTGCGCTCTATAGGGATTGAAAGGTGCTAACTCGGCTTCAAATTCGATGATCTTTGAGATGCTGCCTGTGGGATTTCCAGCGTCGTAAGTAGTAAAATCAAGGCTGTCTAGGTTTACGGTAGCTGAGGTGAGAGTAGCAGCTGTAACGGTTCCAATCTGGCCATTCATCTCGGACATACTAGGAAATAGGTCAGCAGGGCCATCTATATTTTCAAAAACCACGCGATCACCTACTTCGAATGGTGTAGCTGCAAAAGTAACCACTGCTGAAGCTGCCTTAGAGATATCTGTTATGGCGGCAAAGTAGTCATCATTTCCTAGATTGATCTCATACACAAAGCCATTGTTATCACCTGCTAGAGTCTTTTGCGTCTCTAGAGTGATACCTATGGTGTTCATTGTCTCTTCTGTTGTGTCCATCCTAGCCCATGATGGCGGTAAGCCAGCCGATGCTTCAATCTGGTTCATCGAGAGAGAAGTGCCGGACAGAGCTTGTCCAAAGACACTAAAGCGCTGGTCATTGGTTGCCCATGTCTTCTCCTCATAGTTGTAGACAAGAACTTGATCTTGCGTCGTACCAGTAGCATCATGTGCTAGTCCCTGCTCTTCTAGGTACGAGAAAAGGATTTGCCCATTGATGCGATCAAACCCCCCATACGTCAGATCGAAGTTTACTTGATCGATATCGTCTTGAGCGAATCTAGGAATCAATTTGTCAAATTTTTTCGATACTCGTCCATCAGTCTTTATAAATCCTGTCTTTCCTGCTGAGTAAACGTCATCACTCCACGCTACAGCTGAGAAAGGAGCATCCGTTCCTATGACTGATGTGATCTTCTGAGGGAAGTATGGGTTGAAAGGATCGGTATTTTTGCGAAGTGTCCAGTTGGATCGCTGAAAATTCACCACCATGTAATTTCCGATGATATTCATACCTTTCATGAGTTCATAGGTATCGAAATTAAGCAGTCCTGCACCAGAAGTGTTGAACTTGTCGCCATTACCGGATGTTGTTCTTTCTGCTGAGTAAAGGATTCCTTGTGGGTTCTCCAATGCAGCGATTACAGGCTTAAAGAAGTTGATGCGATTAGCAAACCATCCTACATAAGTGGCTCTTGTTAATGCACCGAAAGAAGGTGCTTGATAGTCTGGATTATCAGCTAAGTCAGTGAACACCTTAACATCAGTTCCATCGTAGAAATATATTTGAGTCATTCCTGAAGAACAAAAAACAAATCTCTGCGCAGAACTTTTGGTTGGATAGGTAGTGCCAGAAACATATTCAGAATTGCTTACGATTCCAAAACCACCTGGAGGTGCTGCTCCTGCCATCGGGATCTGATCGAATTGATTCGTCGCGCCATTATATTGATAGAGAAAGTTTTTAGTGCAAACAAGGGTAGTGGTAACACTGGTCTGTGGATTCACATTCTGAAAGATCCCCATGACTCTTGAGGTGTCAGAGCATCGATTAGCAAATACCTGAAAACCTAATCGAGACTGTAGCACTTGACGATAGACGAAACCGTTGCGCAGCACTTCGAAGGCATCGACTGGATCTAGGAAGTTAACCCCACTCCTATCAATACCCGATGTAAAACCAGCGGGTTGTTTTACGCTAACGAGTTCGAATATTTCCATTATCCCCCAAAGCAAGCCACCCAAAATTGCATTGGGTCGATTAGGGTTCCAGCTGGTGTTGTAATGACTACTACTAAACCAGTTGTTGACTTTCTGGCGTTTACTGCCGTACCACTAGCGACGCTGAAAATCAGCGGTTCATAAATATTATTAGTGGCTGAATTTTTAATGGCTCCGCCTACTACTATATAATTGTCGCTAGGCAACGTATTGGCAAATCTTAATGTGTAGGTTCCGGTTCCGTTTCGGTCTACTCCATCAGTAGCCGGAACGCCTGTTATGGGATTAAGATTTAATTCATAGACTAAATCAGCTTGGATTGGAGCTGCACCAGTGCAATTGAACACGCACAATACCCTTCCCCCTAACAGCTGCATCAAGCCAGTCGAGTTACGCAACACGGCATCTACAGAAGTACCATTGGCGAGAGAAGATATCGCTGTTGCCATAGATGTAGTTAATGAGGGAGTAGTTGGCGCGCCTGTATAGGTGTCCTTGTACTCCTTCATCTGGATTGCGCGATGATGACCATCTTCATCAGCTCCAATATTCCAGTAGTGATCTTTAGAGGTGTTGGTGCTATTGCCCATGGTCGCATCAATATAGGAGGTATTCTGCTGCTGAATAGTGACGTTAGCTTTGACAGAAACGGTTCCCAATGGACTCGTCGAATTCCATACCATGTTATTTACCTTTCATCTTGTCAGCTTTCAGTTTCGGCTTCTTAGCTTTCTTGTTAGCGCGAGCGAATGCCTGGGAGACATCAGCAGGAGCTTTAGCGGGCTTGTTGCTCTTATTGCCCATCATTCTGTCGAACCCTTCGAGTCGAGCTGAAAAGGTCTTACCGGATTTGTTCTTCATGTTGCACCTTGTTTTTTGGCTTGTTATATTTTCAAAAGCTCATTCAAATAATTTTGATAAAATGAGACTAGTAGTTTCCATCCACTTGCATAAGAAAGAATAATCTCATCTTGAGCTTTGTAGGTTGCTAATCCAGTGTCAGAATTAAAAGTAACATCGCATAAAGTTGAGTTATCAATTTTAAATTTACCTTTTAACCTTATGTTTTCTGGAGAACCTTTATCGTTTTTTTCAATTTCAGAATTAAATAAAGTATATCCATAATTCCCTAAATTGTTTGGGTAATTTAATAGAAGCTGTTTGTCCCATTTTAGCAATGCACTCATAGATTGGATGCTCTCTTCTTTGTCTAAGACGATAGGAGAGCGAGAAGTGATGGTAATTACAGAATCAGAAAAAAGATAAGATCCAATGATTATTGAGTCACGCTCATATAGAAGAGAAGATTTAATTTCTAAAAATTCAAAGTTCACATTGTATACTGTTGTCATGCGATGTCTCTTAGAATTGCGGTTGGCATCTGCCGACCTTGCGTTGGTTAAATGTTCTTGTCAGCAGATACTTTCTTTCGTGTGAGAAATGCTTTGCAATCATGTTCAAGGATGCATCTTCATAGCGGTAGTCTCTAGCGTAGTTTAGAGCTGCTCCATAAGCTAGATACCTCATCCAGTAGTCGAAAGGCAATGCTGGATCACCTATAGAAGAAAACTCTGGCTGTATCTTGTAGCCGTAAAGAGTGACCGTATATTCCGTGTTTGGAATTGTCCTGAACACCATCTCTGTGCCATAGAAGAGCATCTGAGTAGGATAGCCCTTGATCAGGATGTCGGTATTGTTTATGCCCCAGATGTCATAGAAGATCCCTGGATCCATGAATACAGCTAGACGATTCCACGATACGGATTTATCAGGAGGATTGGTGAGAGAGATGAAGCCGACCATGCCGATATTCGAGAATTGATGAGCTGCTCCTACATCATTGAAGGTGTAAACGCCTGTTGTATTCGTTTCGTCGATCTCAAAAGTCAACGTGCCAAACTGCTCAAAGAGCTTCACATCATCCGTCATGGACAAATTCACGAAGTCATTGATGTATTGAAGCAAGGTAGAATCGTTAGAGTCAGGATCGTTCTCGTTCCTGCGCCCTAACGCCAGTCTCATAATCCTTAAGCAGTCTGATACGTTCTGAACCATTGTTAGCTCGCGTAAATTGTTCTAAGAGCAAATCTTGGATCCATCGCAATCTTGCGTGTTTCCTTAGAGCCATCGGGATTTGTTACCCAGTCCCAAATCGGATTGCCTTTTGATGCTAGGTGATCGATAATGCATAGCGGTAGGTCGTAAGTTTGACCCGGAATCAGCTTTTTATCAAAGTGGATCATCTCATTGGAAACGAACACTGGGAGCGGATTGCGAGGTTGATCTTTACGGCTAAACACCACTCGCTGGCTCGGATGCAATTCAACTGGACATTGCTTAATTGGATATCTCAGAATGCGCAGTTTCTTATTCATCTCACGCGCTTTCTTATTGTATCTGACGTAATCGCCGAGTGTCTCCAACGGCATCTGATTGATGTCTGTCTCTTGCTCTTCTGTTTTTACCTTTTTAACTTGTGCCAGAAGGGTTGTTTCTGGGGCGATATCTTCGGTAGGTACTTTTTTTGGTCGAGCCATCTTAATCTCCGTTATAAATAAATACTTGTTCGACAAGGTTGCATTGTCCACCGGTTACATACGGTGGGTAATTGGTTGAATCGATAGGCAAATCGGTTATCTGATCGTAAAGAGAAAATGAGGTCGTATCGATCACTATGATTCTGTATTTGTTATTGTTTATCGGGTCTTGACCTCTTTTGACTGGAATCATGCTGTTGAGTCCAGTAAAGCGGATCATCTGAGAGGTTTCAAAGCCATGAACGGTAGCAGTAGTGACAACGCAAGGCTTCGCGTTCGTCATCGCGCTGATGTTCACCCTGTGGGACGTTTGACCGCTCATACTATCCTATAAGTTTAGGCGACCCGTGAGCCGCCTAAAAGTTTCTTCGTTACGTTAACAAATCACCGAGATCTGTTACTTGTCCCCACTTAATGACTTCGATCACGAAAACATCCGAGTTATCACCCATAACCGCTGTGCCAGCTGTCAGCTTATAAAGCACTGGATCATAAGCATAAGGATTAGGATTGTATGGATTTGTATTTGAATAAGGAGACACTTGCGGGACGTTGAGACTTAATACATGGGTCTCAAGAGTAATTCTACCACCCGATACATAAGTAACAAAGTTAGTCGAATCAATAGGCTCATCCGTGATCGGATCCTTCAGAGAGAAGGTGGTAGCACCTAGAACAACGATTCTATAACGGTTGTCATTCAATTCTCCCATTCCACGCGCTGTAGGCATAGAGCTTCCTAGATCCGTGATACGAACGATCTGATTCGTTTGGAAAGTGTAAGTGCTATGAGTAACAACGCAAGGATCAGCCGCTGTAATCCCACTGATAGTTGCATAGGATGTTGACTGTCCACCACTGGTGTTAGCAGAGGTAAAACCGTTGGTAGCTTGATCCAAAAAGTTAAAAGAGGATCCTCCTGCCGAGTCAATTACTTGCTGTTGGAACGCGTGCGCTGCTGTTGTTTGATCGCGAAACCAAACTGAAACAGGTAGATTAGCCGCTGTTGCTGCCCACTGAGTAAGGTTATTGAAAACGACCTTATCCGGTTGGAAGTTAAACGTAAAAGTATGAGCCGTGCCCGCTGAGATGAATTTGTACGCCTCAGTGCAAGTTTGGCCTAAATATAGATCTGACATAACTTCACCTTAAGCTTGGGTTGATAGTAGCGTTACAATGTGCGAGTCATCGAGTATGGCTGCATTGAACCACGCGGTGAATCCCATAGACTGGAATCTGTTGAGGTAATCGTTGAAACCAAGAGGTTTTAGGATCATTTCAGTAGAAACTTCATCTAGCCCTACATAGCCGTAAGCATTCGCACCAATAAAGGTGTTGCTGTAGACAGGAGGATTATCTGTTGTGACATTAACCAATGTAGATGTAACCCAACGTGCTTCATCGGTAGCTCCGAATTCTGCTTGCAACACTGGATCTTGCGAACCGTATTGAGATGTTGGGACAAATGAATCCAAAGATCTGATGTCTGGCTTCATTTTTACGTGAGCAGTAACCCAAAAACCAGGTTCCACGGGGCCTGTGCCGAAACGCGATGTACCTTCGATTGTAGGGGTCATTTTTTCGGTGTCATTTTGATCGAGATAAGCAATCGCTCTATCAACGTCTACCTGTGTGAGCTCAGTAATCGCATTTCCATTAACACCGTTAAGACAAGAGATTTCAGGAACACTAGACGCAAAAACGTCTCGTGTAACTTTATCAATCATCGTGTGCATACATTGAGAGAGGTTGTCGGCTGTCTCGTTCGCTGTGTCATCTTCTACAACGAGGATAACTTTACGAGATAGCAGAACGACTTTACCGAACTCTTGAATCGTGACGTTGATATCAAATTTTTGTACTTGCTCAGGAGCAGGATCTGCGCCTTCTGGTAGTACGACTGGATCAGAATTCAAGTTTTCTTGTCTTCTGAACGCCATCGTGTCGGTATTTTTCTGTGGGAGCGTGAAGGCCCTGCCAAAGAGATTGTGGACGTTACGCGGCTTGCTTCTTTGTAGCAAAGCTCTATGCGCCCATCTGTCGCTCATCGAGCCGTAGCCGGATGTGGTTGTTACGGACATAGGATAAACCCCTGTTGCGACCTATCTACGCTTACGCTGCGATTGCCTCCACGCATTATACTCAGAGTCTGTCATGGCCATTACGTCCACGCCCTGATTCATCCCCGCGGCTTTAGAAATTCCTGCTGGAGAACCTGGAGCATCTCGTTTGATGGCTACAGGCTTTAGGGCTTTCGTCTGCTTAGGTGTCAGAGCATTCATTAATGTCCACGCTTCCTCATATCTATTCTGCGCTGCTTCAATTGCAGGAGCGAGGTTCGGTCTTTGTTTTAAAAACGCGGTTAGTTTCTCGTTTACTTCTTCTGCCCTCTCTGGGTGCTGTCGTATCCATGACCTCTCCTCCATAGCCCTTACTGCTGCACTCTCCATCTTTCGGAGATCCGCTTTAGTAGCTGCTTCGTACTGATCATCATTGTCCTGAGCTGGCTGCGTCTGTTGCTTTTCTCGGAGCTGCTGAGCTTGTATGTCTTCATACAACTTGGCTCTTTGCTCGGCTTCCTGACGCTTCCTACGCTCCTTTTGCAATGCAGCTAAGGGAACTGTCGTTTCCTCTTGCTTCTCTTGCTCTGGTGCGCTCTCTTGACTTTCTACTTCAGCCGTCTCGATTGGGCTTTGCACTTCTTCTACAGTTTCGGTTTCTGTATCCATAATTCCCCGATTGACATCACATAGCCTGTGACGATGGCATAGCGCCCTTTGCGTGTAGGTAGGCGACACCTGGTTTGTTAAATTCTGGTTCTGGTTTTTCTCCTTCTCTTGTAGAAGGAACCATCCAGAGCAGAACGCAGACTGCATTTTTTACATTTATCCAAAACACCATTGTGTTGCTCATAAATGCATTGGGTACTTTCAGCGTTGCTACTAATTGACTTACCACAAAAACACTAGGATCAAATTTATCAAACTTTGCGTGCATAGTTAGAAAATAATTCTCTCTCAAGTGATTTAAGCTGTTAATTGCATCATCCACGATTTTGTTGAGTTCATTTTTTAACGAGGACTTTTCCTCGATCAACTTTTCGGGCAAAAGCAATTTAGAGACTGGGCATTTAGCAAGTCTCATTTTACATACCTGATTCGCCGCGCAGAGAATCCCAATCCTTATGGGCTTTCTGTAGGAGACGATTAGCTTTCTGCTGGTCTGGGTTTCCACCAGGCCCACACATCGGAGCTACTTGAGACGCTGCCTTAAGAGGATTTGACTTGTAGCTGCACAAGCCTACCCCTGTATTCATGCTGCCCGATTCTGAGGGCTTTCCTTTTGCCATAATTTCTCCTTATGGTATTTGTACGTTTCAATCTTATCATATACAAAATTTTACTATGGTCTATTCTTTTCTTTAGAGTGTACCAGTTTCGTGACGCACTGAAAATGGTTGTGGAAACCAATTTGTCCCCTCCGACAAAGTGGTAGAAAATTTTAATGGACTGAAGAATGAGTTTTTGGCGAAGGCGCAAGCCCGACCAAATAATTATGGAAAATGAAGAATTTCGGTTTTCCTACATCGAAGGATATTACATTTTTTACGTTGCCTTAGATACGGACTGGATTGTATGGGAGAAAAGCAAAGACCTAACTATGGGATGGGCGTATCTGCATTTATTTAGCTAAGGCAAGAATATGAAGAATATTGATGCCATTGGCTTGCCGGCTCCGGCAATGCGACAACAAATTACTTAAGGTTGCACCAATTTGTTGAAGCCAACAAAATACTCGCAAATTTCAACTTTCTTCTCCTGGGACTTGGACACGCTCATGCCTTTCCCGATGGATACTTTTTTAGCCATTATTTTTTCTTCCTGCTGCCTTTATCCATCATTTTATCGCCAGAATAGGCTTTCTTGCCCATAGATTTAGACATTCCTTTGGATTCATCTCTGCGGTCTTTCATGGATTGGGATTTTTTGCCGTTTTTAGCACCGAGGGACTCGTCCATACGCGAATTATAGCCTTGTTTCTTCATGGGGTACTCCATTTGTTGGTTTTGCGAGCTATCATAGCTCTTTATTTCAAAATGGATGAAAGAGTGAATTTATTCAAATTTTTCTTTGGTTGTTATGATAAGGATAATTATCATAACTTCTCAAGTGTGAAATTGAGATGAAGTCAGTGCATGGTATATAATAAAAGTGAGAGAAATGCAGATAGGTTTCTGATGAGAAAGCTAAGTCGCAGTTGTGAGGACGTATTCTTCACACTACCGTCCAGTAAGACTACTCAAGAGTGCGCACTCTAGGGGTTCGAGTCCTCATCTCTCACTTGTGGAAATATTTTCCCTTGAACCAATTTGTCCCCTCCGACAAAATGCTCGCAAATTTTAACAGGAGGAATTTATGCCAAGACTAGGATCATTTGAAAGCAGCAGCGACATGCGCATGGGAAGCTCGTACGAACGCTCATATTCACCGCCCAGACGCGATGACACTAGACACAGTGACGTGCTTGCTAGTCGTTTAGCGAGAGAGAGTATCAATCAAACATCTCGACCTCGCATAGACGAAGTAGGAGAGCCTAGAAGGTTTGGTGGAAGTATTCCGACATCGGATGATCTGTTTCGACGACCGGGATTTGCTTCCGATCCTCGCCCTCAGCAACGTGCTCCTGATGTGCCAAATTATCTACGCGAGCCAGTTCATCACAGGGAAGCTGCTCCTGCTAGCCAAGGATGGGGATCTTATGTAGCGAATGTGTTTTCCCACTTTATCACGCATCCTCACGTCCATGCTGATACTCCCGGTTCGCACGAAGCTCCTCCGCGAAGCAGGCCAGAAGCTGACTACCCTCAAGTTCCAAAAAACCCAAAGCATACTTGCTGAGGAATTATGAAAAGATTGCTAAATGTAACAGAAATCTTGTGGATGCCCTTGCTGATTGCAGGGGCTGCTTTGCCTGTGGGAATAGCTATCTGCTATCTAGCTTGCTTGATAGTTGGCGGTGTAGATGCCCCACCGTTCCCTAGATCTTTTGCTTAGCTATTACTTTTTAGGCTTGCGATCAGATTTTTTCCAAACTTCGCCAGCTTTTAAACCCTTTCGCTTCGCCTCGGAAATAGCTATGGCACTAGCCTGTTTTACATTCTTGACGATAGGGCCTGTCTTAGAGCCGGAGTGGAGTTTTCCCTCTCCGAACTCTTTGTAAACCTTATCCATTTTCTTTTCAGCTTTTGCAGAGTATTTGCGTTTAGCTGCTGGTTTGTAATGAGCCATTACTTCTTTTTCCTAGAGCCTTTGTCCATGCTCATGACAGAAGAATACGATCTCTTGCCCATAGCCTTCTCCATTCCTTTAGACTCGTCGCGACGATCCTTAAGAGACTGCTTTTTCTTCTTACCGTTTTTAGATCCAAGCATCTCATCCATCTTGGAATTAAATCCTTGTGACATCTTTTTCATGGCTGTATTCCTGGTTGGTTTCCCATTTGTGAAATCTGTTGTAGTAGTTGATCTTTCTCTATCTGCTCTGCTGATCCCTGAGTCTCTGAATTGATCTGATCGGATTGAGCGTGTACTCTTTCCTCTACTTCGTCCCTATCGAGAGTCTCTTGCTGATTCAGCAAATTTACAAATCCTATCACTTTTAGCAGCTGATCGGTTTTCATCGTCGCTATCTCAGTGATAGTTTTAGCACGATCCAGAGCGGCTTTTGCTCGATTCTGTTCCGCTTCGGATGATAATTCTGCTGCTCGGGCAATGTCAGTTACTACACGCGCCCTTCTTTCTTGCGTCAGCGCTACAGCTTCATCAACTTTGGCATTTTGCAATTTGATCTGCATTTGCTCCTGCTCATCCATTTTCTGCTGCTGAGCTTGCTGCTGTTGCTGTTGCTGATCGATCGCTTCCTGTAGATCGCTATTGCCAGCAGAAGGTAGATTGCGAACAATTTCGCTCTGCGGAACATCCACCAGTTGATCTTTCTTGAGGTTAACAAGCTCGTAATAGTAAGCGTCTTTCTGAGATTTGGATCTGACACCCTCTTTCAGAACTGCGTCATATTGCTCGAAGTCCTTTTCATAGAATTGCTCTGTAGGCTCTTCACCGATGATGCGCCGCACTTTTGCCGGAGTGTAGTGATTCTGAATAGCCTTTAGACATAAGCCGCCAATGATTGCTTGGGTAACTTCGATGTTATCAAAGATCTTACGGTTGCTGCGTAGTCCCTGAGCGATCCTGACTTGAGCTAATCGCCCGGATACCTGTGTGTTGCCTTTCTCATCTACACCAAGCACCGACTCGTTTACGTTTGCCAACGTGAGTGTCAACTGATCTAAGATCGCCTGGTACTCGATAAGAGCAGGATTAGCACCTCCGCCCTGTAGCTGTTGCACTGAATCCATGCCCGCAGGTGCATTCTCTGGATCGATCCCGATGATCTTGTTTTGCCCGGCTTGCTGTAGATCTTCCACATCGGCCACTGCACCAATAAAATATTTGTACCCTGTCGCAATGTCGGAATCCATCATGTCGATGATCTTCATGTGCCTTTTGTTAAACTGCCGCTGAGCTGACCAAAGGGTAGATGCAATCCCTTGCACCCGCTGTGAGGGCATCCAGATCGACGGCTCCATATAACAAAGCACAGGTGCAAAAGGGTAAGTCTCAACTATCCCGGTCTTATCCTCTCCGCAGAAAACGCGCTGGCCGTTGAGCATGATGTTAAGTTCTACATACGGTCGCTCTACTTTTTGAATCCTTAGAATCGGTGGGAGGTCTTTAGGCTCGACACCCATTTCTTCTGCATCATCATGTAAAGTCTGGATCCGCTTGATACCTACTTTAAGATCATACTTTTCGTCTTTGGAGAGATCTGTGATGTCTCGGTAAAAGCCTGCGTTCTCGTCGACTAAGAATTCCCGCTCTCTTGATGTGCGCCTGTAATACTGATCATAGGCCATCAGGTTTCGGTTACGGCTTAGAGTAGTAAAGTTAGGATGGTAGCTTAAGAACTTATCGTCTCGAAAACTCATCTGCACATCGTCGATCACTTTAGGATCCACAAACGGCAAGAGCTGCTTTACCAGGGTGCGGTTAAGTAGATCTCTAGTAATGGCAAAACCACAATCCACCAGGTCAATGCGCTCGAAAGTTGGATCGAGATAAAAGCTGTTATAAGTACGCTTAAAGAAAGATATTTCCCCATTAACGAAGTCCCTGGAGTAATCCATCTGTATACCACAGAGCGATAAACCAGACTTCATCCCCTCGTCGCAAGCGTCTAGGAAAGTGTTATAGCCACCGCCTTTGTCCCACACATAATACATGAGCTTAGTAAACTGATCGGCCGTCTTCTGGTCGGAGCCTTCGACTGGTGCAACTACAACGCTGTTAAGATTGTCACGCAGGTAGCCGCTGAAGAACTGCAAGGGTCGTCGCATGATATTCAGCTCTAGCGGCTCTCTGCCCTGCTTAGATAGCTCTTTAAGTTCTGCATCGCTCCAAGTGTAACCCGAAGCTGCTAAAGTAAAGATTTGTGCGTTGCGCGTGAACGGAACCCAGAAGTCATGCGCGTATCTGTAATTCTCTTGATATTCGCCAAATATTTCGTTGTCTGTGAGCATGTAGCCATCTTATGAAAAGACTGCATTATGCTCAGTAAATATTTTAATACCTATATTTGAAATCGCCTCTTCTCAACTACAGCTTTGTGCTTCTCAAGAGCGCCTTTCATGCTGCTGACTGTTTCGATGTGCGTTACGGCTTGCATGGCATATTGAAAAGCGTCTGCATAATGAGAGTTGCTTACTAAAATTCCATTAGCAAAATAACAATGATCGATTTCTACTTCTAAATCATACACTTCTATTTCTATGTCCGAATATAACTCCGCAACTCCTAGAACAGTTCCTTTGCTTGCTATATTTGAAACACTCAAATTCTTCATGGCAGATATGGCATTTACGCTTTTCGGTATCTTTTCCAGTATTTCTTCTATATTGAGCGCGGCATGCGTTTGAACACATTGTGGAGTTTTTCCAAGGAGAAAGGTAAGTTTTCGAGCAAATCTTACAAGTCTTTTCCAGCAGCGGCTTTTGAGCAAAGGCATGCTTTCCGTGGATTCTATGCCACTCAATCCCTTCGGGTGATGCGTGCCACTTCGGAGCGGCTGCGATAGCTTTAGATATTGTTTTTCTTGAAAGAAACCTTCTTTCTTCTGTAGACATGTGCATGGACATGTGGTCGCTGTGGGTGATAAGTTCCAGGTTGTCGATAACATTGTTCGATTTATCATCATCCAAATGGTGGATATCATATTTGGGAGGGATTTTTCCCTTGTGATAGATCCACACAGCTCTATGCAATGATCCTCCGCTGTTTGGTATTGATGATCCTCCACGCCAATATCCGAATTGATTCTTGGCGTAGCTGTAGCCATTAAAATAGATCTTTGTTCCTGGCTCATTGATAAGAAAAAGTCCTTGAACCCTAACTCTCTCGCCTTTCCACGGTATAAACTCCGATCCCAATCTTCACACTCCTCTTGCGTGATCATTTGATCATTATAACGCAAAGAATCGGCGGTTACAATTCCTTTGTTGCTGAAAATTTTGTGATGGGAAGTGCAAATTAGATCGGCTGAATCAGACTTTATTTTTAGCAGACTTTTTGTTTTGTACTGGAAAACGTTACGAACATATCTGTATCCCGTGGGAGTTAAGACTCTATCTCCTACCACTATCTTATCAATTCGCTTAAGTCCATGCTCTGTTTCGACAAGCGTTTCCCCTATGAAGCAGCTGATATCGTGATAGGGGGAGTCTTCGTAGCGACCGTACATCTCACTCCACTTCTTACGATACTTTCCGAGATACTCAAGCAAAGTCTTCGTCTTAGTGAGGTAGAATACGCATCGGCTGAGTTTTATTTTAGCGTTAGAGATCAGGATCTGTTTGTCGGTTTGCTTGAGCACGACAAACTTAGTCTCGGTGTGAGAAAAAAGCTTACGAAACTCTCTCTCATATGTATTGTCTACTACTATACCGTCGCGCTTCCTAGCGTCGTGAGGGAGGAAAATTGTATGATACAAGAACCGTTTTTCCTGTTGCAAAAAGTGACAATAGAACTCTACCCCTTTGCCCGAATCTGCATAGAAATCGACGACCCGAATCTCTCCATGCACACACTGAATGAAAACGAGGACAGTGAGATCATTGACACCGATATCCATTGCCACATAGACAGGCTGTAGAGGATCGTAAGGTGAGATCGCTAAGCAGCGGCTGTCGGCATAGGCTTCTTCAATGAGCGCTTGGAAGTAGTAAGCATCAGAGGAGCTGGCAAACGCCTCGGCTACCGTAGACGGAAACTCCTGCTTCATCTTGTCGCCGAGCATCTTTGCCTGTAGAGCGTACCAGTTGCGTTGATGCTGCGTAATCCTTACACCAGCATCTTTCTCTAACTTGTTAAAATAGTCGGTGAGATCCACTGAGTAGCTAACTTCATCTTGAAGAACGTACGTTGACTCAGAGTACCAGGGAAAAAAGAATAGCTTGTAGTCGAGGGCTGTGAGCTTATTTCCTGATTCAAGGACTGCCTGATTGATCATATCTGCATAGAAGCCAGTATTGCCTTCACCAGTACTCTCTATTATCACACGCCCCGACGCTGGTATAGATTGCAGCGTACCAGTGACTACCTCTTCAGCTTTCAGCGGATTGCGCGCGCATGTCTTGCCATACTCCGACACTAGGACTAGCTGATAAGCACCACCGCGTAAAGTAGTGTCAACTCGGAGAAACGAGCCATTGCTAAATGTAATCTCTCTAGCTGAGTGCTGTTGTATGCCTAGATAGCCAGCAAGTTCAGGAAGGAAAGTATCTAGAGCGTGTCCAATGATCCTCTTATAGATGTGCTGCGCGTGTTCTAAAGAGTACGAGACGATACCGCAAGAGATGTTGCGCTCGAAGATTGCCTCATCGACTAGATACAAAACTGCGAACGTACTCATGCCGAGCTGTCTAGCCTTCAAAATCAGATTGCGATTGTGCATGTTATGAAGGACTATCGTCTGAACAGCATTGAGCTGAAAGCGTATCGAGTTCCCCTGCTTGTCGATGATGCGATAGAGATGATTGAGTCGCCATTCCTTGCAGTCAAGATTGTACGAGCTTTCCGTCTTTAAGCTTTTCTTTGACTTCGACGAGGGTAAAGACTTGCTTTTGCGCTTCGGGATGATTGTACCCACGATCCCTGCCTTTGTTGTTCAGGACGTACATTGCTGATTTAAGATAGGCATTCGGATCTTCATCTTGCAGTCCTCTCATCAAGGCATTCTCTGCCATATCTGCTATCGTAGTGTCGTAGTCGTTACGCGCATTATCGATAGCTTCTTTAAACTCTTCTTTGTTTTTAATATGCTTAACGTAAGTTTCAAAGGCGATATCTAGTTCTTTGCATATTTGAGCTACAACACCTTTTTTCTTTTTAATTACCTCAAGAATCCTAGACTTGGCCATTTTCCAAGGAACTCCAGGTGTACCCATTAATCAAACTCCTTAGTTACTTCACCGTTCTTTTTCACAAGAGTATCCTTTCCAGCTTTTTGTCGGTACTTAATCCAGCGCTTGATGATGATATCCACATAAGCAGGACTTAGCTCGATTCCAAAACATTTTCGGTTGAGCTGTTCGGCGGCCAGTAAAGTAGTACCTGACCCCAAAAACGGATCATAAACTCCCTCACCTTCCGCGCTATTGTTACGCATCGGACGAGCCATACATTCGAGAGGCTTCTGAGTTGAATGTGCCGTGCGTTCATCAGCATCTTTTCCTTTACATCCAAAAGCATTGAGATTTGATATCTCCCAGACTGTGGATTCTTTGCGGCTTCCTTGCCAGTTATGAGAATGACCTTTCTTGACGGCATACCAGCAGGGTTCATGCTGCCAGTGATAATCGCCACGAGAGAGAGCAAAATGCTGCTTAGCCCAGATGATCTGGCTTTTCATCTCATACTCAGCTTCTTCAAGGCTTCTCTGTACTACTGAAGCCGCCCTACCATCGTGCCATACATAAGCCACAGAGCCAGGGAAAAGATGCCACGCTAAAGCCCAATTGACTTGGGAGTCATTTAGCACCTTTCCTTTTGCTTTTACACCGACCCTTATTCCATCCGTTCCTATTCCTATGTTTTTTGGATCTCTCCAATTCGGATCATAGCTAACGCCATAGGGAGGATCAGTGACCATCAGTATGGGCGTTTCTTCTTGGAGACATAGATTGACCGTATCGCCATTAGTTGAATCACCACATACAAGCCTATGATCACCCAACTGATACACGTCTCCCAATTTAGTAATAGCATCTTCATCTTTGCTTGGTTCGAGTGTCTCGTTATCTTCTTCTACTGGATCGATCTCTTCAGCTATGTTCATGCACAGCTCTTCTTCGGTAAAGCCCCAGTCAATCAGATCTTCTACATTCCACTGGTTTGCTAGAATATCGAAGTCAAACTCTCCGGTCGCTCTGTTCAAGCGGATGTTCAGCTCATCAATATCTGTCTGCTCTAGCTCTCGATCGGGCACATAGCACTCAATCTCTTTGTGGCCAAGCTTCTTTAGAATCGAGAGGCGTTGATGGCCTCCTATGATCTTACCGTCAGTCGTTATGCAAGGCTTGTCGATGATCCCGAACTTCTCCAGGCTCTTCTGTAGATGCTCAGCGTCGTGCTTAGACAAGCGGCGAGGGTTCTTTGCGTGCGGCTTGAGATCTTTGATCTTACGCTTTTCTAAGTGCCAGTTAATCATAGTGGTTTCCAATATTTTCCTTGAGCTATCACATAGCTTCCGTTCGCAAACTCAAAAGTGTCCCAGTTTCTTTTTTCTGCGAGTCCATACTGCATTTATCCCGGGAATCACAAGTGCCACGATCGCGTATCTGATCGCTGTTTCGACCGTTGACTTAAGATATTGCTCATCTTGACAAATCACATAGAGGTAAAAACAAAATACGCCGAACAAAGCACACACAACGAGGAAACCAATGATCACCGCACCTCGTGATAACCACTCAAGTGGTTTCCAATATTTTCCTTGAGCTATCACATAGCTTCCGTTCGCAAACTCAAAAGTGTCCCAGTTTCTTTTTTCCGATTCAGGCGCATGAGGATCAAACTGTAGTATATCCGGCGTTCTAGTGTAAATCGCATATTCGCTTTTAGTAGATTTCCAGGGTGTTCTAAGCAATACCATTTGCCCAGAAACTGGTGGATCTAATACAGCGTCTTTCCATCCCAATATGAGACAATATTTACCGCTCGATAGCCACCAACTGGCTAACGCTATGATCTTTCTCATAGTCCCATTAAGATTTTGAACGCTTCTTTCGCTTGTCTAGCAACCACTGCATTACCGAGGCATCTAAGTCTAGCCACGTGGTCGGATATCCCATCAGAACACTTACCCATAGAGGACACAATCTCTTGCCAATGTTCTCTGGATTCAAACGGCCAATGCTGTCCGGTATGTCCTCTCCGTGTTCCCCCTTCTGACGACTGGGGCTGGGAGTCCTGATAGGTTTGTTGGCTTGGCTGGCTGTTGGAGTCGCCACCATTTTCAATATAGCTGTCGGAAGATTCGGCGTATGTCGATTGCAATCTGATGGGCTGCCCCCCTTGTTCCGTGTTGCATCTCTTGCTGTTGGAGTTGGCCACATCTGTGGATGAATCCACTCCCTGAGATTGCTCGGAGCTTTTCTGCCAGGTCTGTGCTTCTCGAAGTGTTTCTTCATTGCTTCTTCGGATCGAGGCGGCAGGGAATCCATCGTCGTGGGAGTGGGCAAGCAAGAACCACCGTTCTCTCTTATGCAGTGCGCCAACGGAAGCAGCGGATATGCAACACCACCTACAGTCATACCCCATTTCGGCAATTTCTCTAACGACGCGTAATCCCCCACGGCTTGTGATGGCAGGCACGTTTTCAAGGAATAAGAACGAGGGC